TCTTTCCCTACACGACGCTCTTCCGATCTTGGACGGTTTCAGAATTCTTTGATGAATTGGAGAAGTTTTTGGGTGTGATTACTATTTTGGATTAACATACAAAAGTGGTTCGTTTCGCCAAATTAAATGACTATTTTTCTTTTTCTGATAAAGAGGTGATTAATGAAGACGCTGTACTTCATGAGTATTCTGTGGAGATTGAAGATAAAAAAGACGATAAAGATATCAGTTCCGGCAATGTCAGTTATGATTTGTCGTCTGTGACTGATGATGGCTTCTTACGGTTGGATAGGGAATTGATAGAGGCGGCTCAAAAGACTGAATACAATACTTACAACGAACTGGTGCAAGCTTATAACGCCATGTCTGATGAGAACAGAAAAAAGACGCTCTTTGTGGTTGGCAGGCGGTATTACATTAATTATAATGAGGGTGATAAAAACAGTCTTCGTGAAGTCAACTTATATGCTGACTTGATTCGGAATCCGGAATCAGAAACGAGCGCCTCTTTGCGGATCGTTCCGGCCAAAATAGTACAATACAATATAGGTACTTACACTTTTCTTTCACATAATTTTGATTATGTGCGCACAGACACTCCCTTGTTTTTTAATATCCCGGTCGTGAGCTTTCATAAAGTGGGTTACGAGCAGAGTGCCTTCAATATCCAGGAGGCTATTGAAGGTAATGTGGAATTGCAGGAGAAGCAAAAAAAGAGTGATATTATGGAGGTTGCGATCAATACCGGTATATTCAACCGCCATACCGTTAACGGGCAATCATTTGATTATGCTTATCCGTTTACCGATTACCAACAAAGACCTGAAGGGCTGGTATCAACACTTATGCCTTATTCGTTGAGCTTGAATGATGTATGTCCGGATAGTATCGGCAACAAATTGTCATCACTTAACCTGTTTCATTCCGATATTCCTTATACTATTCAGTTCATTACGGATAAACTGCCGGATGTGAATAAAGTGTTCTTAATTGGTAACAAGCAATATTTGTGTGAGAAAATAGAGGCGGAGATAGATGTGAACGGGATAAACAAGGTGATGAAAGGTATATTTTATAGAATTGACTAGAATAGAAAATCCCCGTAGCGGTTCAACTACGGGGATCGTGTCAATAAAACAGACCATCACAGTGCGATGGTGAGTGAACCAATCTTTTTGCTAATATCCTGTAGCGCGAGGTTTAAGGTTTTGATATCCTTTTCGTTAAGGGTATATACCTTACCTCTTACTTTATAACCGTAAAGACGTTGTTGTAACCAAGCGGCACTTTTCCCGAAATAGTTCCGGGCGATATATGAGACAGGTATTATTTCCTTTACGCTTTTGATCTGATTCTGGAGTTCCAAATAGCGAGTCATGTTTTCCAGTTCATTATTGATTTGTTTGTATCCGTTTAGGGTAAAGTTATAAATAGCCTCATTATCTTCTTCGCTGGTGTAATGTTCTCGGATGTAGAGAAACTTTTTTTCGAATTTTTGTTCTCTGTCTTCATCTGTTGAATGCATGATCTCTTCCAGTTCCTTCAATTCTTTTTTGATGTCTGACATATTATATAGGGTTGTGTCCCCTTGTTTAAGGGGACTGGTTTAACAATTAATTTTCTAACTCTTTCAATCTGTTTTCCAGAATCCGGATGAATTTTTCTATTCTTAATTTTTCATCTAGAATGGAATTTACTTGTTGTTCTGTTAACTTTTTGTTGTTCTTAAACGTGAACTCTGTCATCTTCAACTCCATTTTTAACTGTGTTAAACGATGGAGTAAGGCTGAAATTTCTTCTTTTTCATTCATGGTTCTTGTTTTATTGACATTGTAAAGATACATAGTAAATTTATTATGTGCAAATAATACATAGTAATTTTACTATGTATTAACCTTCTTTTTATAAGTTTCCTTCAAAATGCTTGGTTTCTTCATGTACGGTTAACGAGCTTCCCTGCAAATACTTGTTAGTGGTTGATATGTCGGCATGTCGTGCCTGATCACGGGCGACTACTATGCCGGCGGCGTTAGCCAGATCACGAATACCGGAGTCTTTCAGACTGTAGAACATGTATGTTTTCGGGAGCTTGAGGGCGGAGCGCATTTTGTAGAAGCCATTCCGGAGTATGCGGGTCGTGATTTTTTTCTTTCCTGGTTTGAATCCGGTACTGAAGAGATAATCATTGCTATCATGACTGAATATGTCAAGCTCTAACATTTGTTTGACGATTTCATCATTGAGACCGACCATTCCGTCACGCCTGTTTTTGGAGATATTCGATGCAACCAATATCTTTTGGTCCTTTAGGTTGATATCCCGTAGTCGTATATTAATTAATTCTCCGGGTCGGATAAAGGTGTAATACTCCATTCTGCATGCCAAAAGAAAATAAGGATTGTTCTTGGATAGATATTTGTTGATACGTTGCAGGTGTTCCGCTGATATGGCGGTTCGTTTTTTATCTTCTTCTTTGAGTGTTTTGATACGTTCACAGGGATTACTTTCCATATATTGTTTTTCAACCAACCAGGAGCAGAATGATGACAGCCATATCTTATAATTGTTCCGGGTACGTGCACTGGCATCGCGGTCAAGAAGCATGTGATCCAAAAAGTCGCTGATATAAGACAGATTGAATTGGTAGACGTACATAATGGGTAGGGAGTGGTTCTCCATATAATCCCGTAGCACGTTTAATCTTTTGTTGTAGTCGGTGAATGTGCTGTCTTTAATACTTCCGGCTGCATGTAGCTTTGACAAATACTTGTCGTATAGTTTAATAATCTCGCTGATTTTAGTATACTGTCTGGAGTTTGACAGTTCAGCCCATGGGTTCCATCCGGAGCGCAGACGCAGAGTTGTGTTAGTGATGATTTCAGCAGCCATTTTTCGTCGCTCTGTCACTTTGGTGATTCTGTCGAGCATGTATTTCTTCCGTTTCATCTTTTGTTCTGCCGGATCATAGCAGGTGAAATCTACATACCAGGTCTTTCCCGTATGTAACTTGGGGAGGGTGTAGCTGACTATTGCTGCCAGCGGAGAGCCTTTTCTTTTTCTGGAAAACATTTTTTTCTACGTTTTTTGTGAAAACGTAGTACGGTTAAACAATCGCATTTTGTTTTTTGTCTGACATTTGTCCGACCTTTAAATTATAAAAAGCTGTAAGTTTTTGACTTACAGCTTTTTATCGTTGCACGGGAGGAGAGGCTCGAACTCCCGACACCCGGTTTTGGAGACCGGTGCTCTACCAACTGAGCTACTCCCGTGTTTGCGGCTGCAAAGGTAGTGTAATATTTGGAATATACAAACCTATTTATGAAAAAATATTGTTCATTATTCGTTTAATAGGCCTAACTCATTGAACATGACCCGGTATATTGCTGATTTTTTTTCAATGGGCAACGGGTAGGCACGGCTGGACGAAGGCATTCTGTATAATCGCATTGTCCGGTCTTCGAATTCGAAAGGTTCACTGGTTCCTACAACGGGTTCTTTTACCTTTATTTGTTCACGAATAATATCCGTTGCTTTTTGTCCTGTGGTTACAATGGCCTTGCACATTGGAATCTGCTTCAGTAGCAAACTGATATCTGTCTGTTCTACAACTTCCAGAAATTTGTCTGAGGCATTGTCCTGTAAACGGCGAACAGCTGAAGCGGTATCATAAAGTGCGATGCCTTTTTTGTTCAAAAGATCAATAATACGTTCCTTGTCAAATACTTTTTTGTCAGGATTCAGAAAGTGGTCTTTGTTTTGGAAAAATATTATTCCAAAAATACGCCACATATCATTTTGCAGATTGGGATAAAAGAATTCCATGCTCCATCGTTTCTTTTGTGGGGGAAAACTGCCTAACATCAGTAGTTTGGCGTTAACCGGTAAAAAAGGCTCTAATGGATGTTCTTCTATATTTAATAAGGATTTCATAAAATCTTTAATGATTATTCTTTTGGCTTTGGTTCTTTTTTAGCCAGTAATACAATGTTATACACATATTCCGTCATCCAGTTTTCAGAATATCCTAAGGCTTGTTTGTATTTACGGATGGCAACACAGGTCTTGTGTACGCTTTCGTCTTTCCAGTCAGTCTTGGTCATGATATCATGAATTGTTTTCTCGGTCATGTTACGTAACATTTTTTTCATTACGCTGGGCATACGGAATTTCCATTGCATCAAATTACCTATCAGCATCATCAAGTCATTGCTGAATCCTTGGAACATAAAAAGATAAGTCTTGACATCATTTACATTCTTGCAATTCTTTTTTATAGAACCGTCAATTTCTTTAAAGAAATCATCACTTAGACCATAAAGTTCTACTAACATCTTTTTGCAGCGTGATTTCTCAGCAATTCCCAACTTGTTGTTTTGGGTCGGTATTTTAAGGGTGCGTTTGAAAACTGCCATGTCTGGCAAAAAATTAATATTTGTGATACCTATGTTGCAGGCCATTACAGACTGATAATATACACGGATTAGTGTCATGAAGTCTTCCATACCACCTATGCGGCTTGTATCTTCTCCTTCTGTCTGTTTTTTACCAAATAATTTTGAAAATATGCTCATTGTGTTCTTAAATTATATTGTTTTCCTGTCTGCAAAGATAGCGATAAAAACTGAAACATTTTTGATTAAAATCCTTTTGTTTTACTATTTATCATTTTTATTGAATGGTTGATGCCGGGGGGATTGCTTTGTGTTACCAGCATTCCAAATCATTTTCAATATCTTTCATTCTGTCTTTGGTGAAAACTGGATTTTTGACCCCGTTACGTTTCTGAATTCGATAGTCTTCCAATAGACGGAATGCATATTTCCCTAGTAAAGTAATGGCTATCAAGTTACAGATAGTCATAAATCCCATTGCCATATCGGCCAGGCTCCATGCCAGTTCCAGACTGGCCAATGCCCCAAACATAACCATTCCTCCCACTGCTATACGATAAATGGGGATAGCCCATTTCCGATGAGTTATGTAACGTACATTGGCTTCACCGTAATAATAATTTCCCAAAATGCTGCTATAGGCGAAAAACAGAATTGCCACCGCCACATAAATAGTTCCGATGTTGCCTATTTCATTATTCAGTGCCATTTGAGTAAGTTTTATTCCATTGGCTTCTTTTGTGGAGGCTACTCCGCTGAAAAGAATGATGAAAGCAGTGCAGGTACATATGACAAGTGTATCGGTAAAAACTCCCAATGTCTGAATTAATCCTTGTTTTACAGGATGGGTAACATCGGCACTTGCCGCTACATTGGGTGCGGAACCCATACCGGCCTCATTGCTGAATAATCCACGTTTGATTCCTTGCATTAATGCCATGCCTATACCTCCGCTTAATGCCTGTTCCCAGCCAAAGGCATTCGCTATAATCAATTCAATAACTTCTGGCAAATGCTTTGCATTTACAATTACGATGAAAAGGGATAAAAAGATGTATCCCAATGCCATGACAGGAACAATAATGCTACTTACTTTAGCAATACGCTGAATGCCTCCGAAGATGATAATTAATGTGAGCGAGGTCAGTATCACTCCCATTAGGCTGGGAGGAATATTGAATGCTTCTTCGAAAGCGGCACAAATGGTATTGCTTTGTACTGAATTAAAAGCAAATCCAAAAGTAAAGATAAGCAAAAAGGCAAACAAAACTCCCATCCACGGCTGTTTTAATCCTTTTTTCATGTAATAAGCTGGCCCGCCAACGAAAGAATTATGTCCGTGTACTTTATATAATTGGGCCAATGTGGACTCAATAAAAGCGCTGCTGGCCCCAAAAAGAGCAATTACCCACATCCAGAAAACTGCACCCGGACCACCCAAAGTAATGGCGGTGGCGACTCCTGCCAAATTGCCTGTTCCTACGCGGCTAGCTATGGAAACGGCAAAAGCTTGAAAAGAGGAAATATGGTGTTCGCGACCTTCTGTCTTGCCTGTAGAATCACCTAATAGACGTATCATTTCTCTTATCATGCGGAATTGTACGAAATTTGTTTTAAAAGTAAACCAAAATGCACATCCTAACAGCATGATGATCAAAATATAAGTCCAAAGCACATCATTCACTCTGCTGATTAATAGGGTCAGTATATCCATTTTACTTATTCCTTGTTTAATTTAAAATAGAACTTATGTCCATGGAAAACAAGTTCCACTAGACCAAAACGGATAAAGTCTGCTAATAGTTCACAAGTTGTCTTGTGGTTTAACCTGCAAAGTTTGCAACATTGATTTAATGAAAGTTTCTCTTTTTCTTTCAAGGCATCCAGTAACCGTTGCTCTCTTTCGGTAAATGTTACAAGTGCTCCTTCAGGTTTCTTGCTGTGTTGCCACATCTTTAGATGGACGGGAGTGGCCAGTATGTTTTCGTCTTTGATGCGGATATAGGCCCATGGCTTATTCGTTTCATCTAGGGCATATACAGGTTTAGAAACCGTTTCGTTAATACGTATTTCCAATACAGTCTTTCCTTCTACCTTGTAAGTCTGCGTTTCCAGTTCTACTTTGGGCTTGCAATACATGGTTGCTGCTGCTTCTATCATATATATTTCTTCGTCAGAGCGGACTCCTGCTATTTTGCCATTGTCCTTTACTCCTATTAACAGCCTGCCGCCCTCGGTATTGGCGAATGCGGAAAGGCTACGGGCTATTTTGCGTGCGTCCGAAATCTCGAATTTGAAATCCTGATGACAGTGTTCTCCCTCCGAGACAAGCTGTCGTATGTATTGTGTATCCGTTAATGCTTTCATTTCAATTGCAAAAATAGGAAAAATGAAACATATTGTGGGTATCGAATGATAAAAAAGCCGATATTAGTTTGTCTGTTATCAAGCTTTTTGCTTCATTTGCAGTGGAATAAAAATAATTAGCCTTTAAAATCTATGGGAATAAGAAAAAAATGTTTGATCATTACATTATTATGCTTTTCTAGTCTGATGCATGCAAGTGAATTCATGTTTAAACATTTGGAGGTGAAAGATGGTCTGTCAAACAATCAAGTCCTTGATATATTTAAAGATTCCGAAGGTTTTATGTGGTTTGCCACAGCTTCCGGTTTAAATCGGTATGACGGGTGCCAGATGACTTTGTTTCGTAGTAATAATGCTGATCCGGCTTCTTTACCTGATAATTATATCAAAAGCATACAAGAAGATTATAAAGGAAATTTATGGATTCTTACCGGTGTGGGTTATGTCATTTACAACTCGGAATCAGAAACATTTGATAGGGAGGTGCATGCATGGCTATGTGAAGTCGGTATTGAGATCGGAAGAGCGTCGTGTAGGGAAAGAGTGTA